GCACCTACTTCGTATGCTTCTTGTGTTAGGTCTTCGATCATGTCTTTTACTTTAGCCATAGATATTCTCCAATAGTCTCTGCATAAACTTTAGCATTTGTTCTTCATATTCAAAGGTAATTTCCCACTCGTTGTCCTTTGTCTTATTCCAGAGGTGATAGCTTCCGTCTGGGTAGCTTATGATAAGGTTGTATTTCATTTTATTTTCCTTTCTATATTTCCACTGCGGGGGTCTAACGAATCAATACCATATTTCCACTGTGGGGGTCAACTCTTAATTTCCACTGTGGGGGGTAGACCCTTAATTTCCACTGTGGGGGGTCTGTGGCAAAAATATCACAGTTCATGATTCGTTCCGTTTTCCTGATTCGTTCGTGATTCGTTCTCATTTCACGATTCGTTCCTGATTCGTTTGGTTTTCGTGATTCGTTCTTGATTCGTTCCAAACTACCGATTCGGGTAGTGATTCGCATATCCAAATTTGCTGTCAATGGCACAAAAGGATAGTTGACAAGGAATTTGGTATAGTGTGGTAAAATTACAACGATTCGTAAGTGTTTTTCGCTTGACTCGTAAATCCGATTGACGGACGACAGCGAATCAGATAACCGCATGACCGAATCAGTCATTCCCGACAAAAAGAGTCGGCTATGCATTTTTTGCATAGGTGATATGTCAGAATCGCATAACATGATTCGATTGCACCACAACAGAATCTGTGCTTGTCAAGTCATAGCTGCCATGCATTTTTTGCATAGCTTAAACCTAGTTATGCATTTTGTGACTCAAGCTATGCATTTTGTGCAAATAGCCCTTAGAGGCTCTAAAACGGCCCTTAGAGTGCGGAAAGTATTTTTGCAATGCCTAGATCATAAAATTGATTCGTCGAATTCTGGGCGTGTCAACCCCTAAAATGAAATTAAAAGTTCACCATTGATTCATGATTCGTTCCCCATACGTTCCAAGCCAATTTTCTGTGGATAACTTGCCAATTTTGGCAAATTTTGAGCCTAAAATGCGAAATGACGCAACGTAATTTAACCAAATTCAATAGGATTCACGTTTTGTTCTCTTGACAAGGTGTCCGAAAATTTGCCCTAGCTACGTCAACGGCAACAACCAACCCCGAAGGGAAACGACATGACAAACCAATTCGCAGAAACAATCGCAAAAATTCAAGAAGTGGCGGGCTTTGACGCAGTTGCGCAAGCTATGCAATTCGCAAAGACTCCTGCCTTTATCGAAATTGGCACAATGCAATACGATATCTGGCAAGCTGAAAAACGGACATTCTTTAAATCATTGTTTATCGAATATCCGCTTGCGGCGAGTCTTTGTTATGCATTGGCGCAATCAATGCTTGAAGTAAGCTATATTAATGACTTTTCCGAAGTATACGAAAACAACAAAGACGAATATTTTGCACGTTGGTTTGGTATATTCTTAGAAGATTATTCAATGATTAGGGATTGTGGATATTTTGGAACGGATGCTGACGTTGATCACGATCAATTATTTGACCTAATCGGCAAAGATATTCGCCATTTTCAACGTGATCGTGTGAAAACACTAAAACACTTGGATGAATACGTTGATATTTTGGAAGCTGAGAAAATTGAGAGTCTTAGATGTGACGCAAAATATTTTGCCGAATTATCAATGCAAGAAAATCATACGTTTTATTCTGCTAATACAATCGCAACTTCCCTAGGTATTGATGACTCAACGTCTTATGAATATCGTCACATCAAAGATGTGGTTTGGAGCGTATATAGAAAATATCGTTTTAACGTAGTGGACGGACTAACAACAAACGTGGAGTCAGTATAATGGCAAACCTAATCTTAAAATTAACCTTGAAAATTCAACTGTTGGCAATCGTGTTCCTATTGGGCAAGTGGTCGTATGGCATTGCACCAGATAGCGACGGATTTGGAATCTTTGTGCCTAACGTGGGCGGATATCATATCAGCCTAATCAATAACGAAGACTCTGGCTTCTATAACTAAGAAGGGAAAAGAAAATGAAACACGAAAAACAAGCTAAATCATTCCTTCGCAAAATGATCCGCAAAGTCAAAATTGATCCTTATGTTTCAATTCGTGTCGATTGTGCAATTGACGGTGAAACACTTTATCACGGCACAAAAGAGTCCGACTTATTAGATACAATTTTCGGAGTCGATTGCTCCGAAGTGTTCTTTGTGGATTTAACCACGAGTCGGGAATTGGGTGGGGTTGCGATTGTCTTAGATTATGATCGTTTGCCTGATGAAATTGTTTCCGACTATATCGACAACGACTATACAAACCGACTAATCCAACACGCTGAAAAGGGGCTGAAATAATGCCATTTATGCTATATATCCCTTTTATCGTGGCGGTTTTCTTTATCGTCTTAATTGTTCTAATCAACGTGGAGTCAGACTAATGTCAAACAAATCATATATCATTTACCAAGGGCCTAGCCTAATTGATGGGCAACCTATCGTGGCAATCGCACAAGTAAAATCTGGCAATCGTAAGACTGGCGACATGGTGCAAACGTGGATTCTACGTTCGGATATTGACCCTATCACTGCATCACGGACAGGGGCAGACTCGTCAATTTGTGGTGATTGTCCACACAAGGGCAAGCCCTCAAACAAGGCAACAGGACAAGCGATTGATCGCACTTGCTACGTTAACCTATTGTTTGCCCCTAATGGCGTTTACAAGGCATACAAGCGAGGCGCATATGAGACCGCACAAGGGCATGAGGCAATTCGTGCTATTGGCCTATTGCGTGGCGTCCGTTTGGGTTCCTATGGTGATCCTATGGCCGTTCCTGCATACGTTTGGGAATCCCTAACCAGTGGTGCTGAATATGTTACGGCATATACGCACCAGACAAACACAATGCCAGAGTCCATAATGACTAGTGCCGATAACTTAGCACAAGCGGAGTCGGCATGGGATAGAGGCGAACGGACGTTTAGAGTCATTGCATCACTGGACTCAATCGTTAAAGGGAAAGAAGTGCTATGTCCTGCAAGCGATGAATATGCAGAGTCATATGACAAGCCAAAGAAAACTTGCGCACAATGCAAGTTGTGTGGTGGTGCATCCGTCAAGGGCAAGTCCGTGGCAATCGTGGCGCATGGCACAAGCAAACGTAAGGCAAAGGAACTAGTACAATGAAAACTTATAAATCTATCCATGAAACACCACACCTAGCTGGAGTCGGACTCAAACGACTCCCTTGGGATAAATCGGACGTTATCGCAGAATTTGATAGCAACTTGAATTTGACACTGGCGCAACTGTCCAGAATGTCGGGATGGACTGTACAGGAACTTAAACAGTTGCTTATGTCCTAAATCTTTTATCACTGTTGACTCCTCAACTGGCGACTCTTCGGAGTCGTCTTTTTTTGTTGTGGTAACATATGTTTACCAGTTGTTTGTTTTGTTGTTGTATACACTTGTTAACATATTAACAGAATGTAAACGATTCGTGGAGACCTGCCGATTCGCCCTGAGTGTCAAGCAAAAATGTTTGTCAAGCCCTAATTTTATACCAAAGTGTTGTACTTTTGTCACATAACGACAGAATGATCACGAATTGTTACAGAATGAAATTAGGTGTTGACATTCGATGGGACCCTTGGTATAATACACGAATCGATTCGGTGCGGGAGGTACACCCCTACATCTATAACATAAGAAAATTAGTTCAGGTGTGTCAAACTGCCGCATATAACAAAGTGCAACAAAATTGTAACAAAAGTTTATAACATCGGCTACCCACCTAAGAATCACCTATAAAACAACAAAAAAGATTCGTTAGAAAACAAAGGCTTATAAAATAGTTTAAAATTGTGTGTTACAAACCACAAAAAGGGTCGTTATATAATAGTAAGAAAGCTATACTTAAGTATATAACTATAGTTTTCAGCATATATAGTTTTTTCTTCTTTATCTAGTAAAGAAAAAACAGACATAAGTTTAATACTTATGTATAGAGACAATCTCCTAAATTGTTTTGTCGTTCTCATTCAACCAAGACGTAACTTTCCAACTGGTATAGCAGAGTATGGTTTTGCCGATGGATGAGGACTACTAAGCAATTTATCTGTCGTTAAGAACATGAGCATCCAAGCAATACCATATAGTGAAGTTATAGCCAAGAAGGTTAAAGAGGGCATACGTAATGGTGTGTCTGTTAAAGATATACTTGCGTCTATTCAAAAGTATCAGAATGCCCCTAGCTCTACAGCTACCTTCTATAAGCTCTATGGACAAGACATAGCTGAAACTAAAGCTGATATTGTAGGTCAAGTTGGTTCTGTCGTTATACAACAAGCCCTTGACGGTGACTTTAAGGCAGCAGAACTATTCCTACGTAGTAAGGGTGGTTGGTCTCCTACGTCTACAGTGAATGAAGTTGAACAGTCAGAGAACCCCGACGAAGACGAATCAGCTATTGACTCCCTAATTACCCTTCTAGGAAAGACTAAGCCCGATGCAACCCCAAGCGAAGATAACAGCTAACATCTTAAGAGACCTTCCTGATGAGGAAGTAGCTGCTATTCTGAAAGAGCTAGGCCCAAAGAAAGCGGAAGAGCTAAGACATGATTGGGGATTTTGGGCTAGACCTGAGCAACTGGAGCCTGATGGTACATGGAACACATGGGTCGCCTTGGCAGGACGTGGTTGGGGTAAGACTAGAGCAGGTGCAGAGTGGGTTCGCCATCGGATTAGAAGCGGTGACAAGATTGTACACTGTGTCGCCCCTACAAAAGGTGATGTCCGAAGAGTTATGGTTGAAGGTGACTCTGGTCTTCTAAATGTATGTTGGAGTGGTGATGAGACATATCGTGGTAAACACATTGGTTTTCCTGTTTGGTCTCCCACAAACAATAGCTTAACATGGGAGAACGGCAGTAAAGCCGTATTCTTCTCAGCAGAAGACCCAGAACGTCTTCGTGGCCCACAGGCTTACAGCGCATGGTGTGATGAGCTTTGTGCTTGGCGTAATGCTCAAGATACTTGGGACATGATGATGTTTGGTCTACGTCTAGGTAAACACCCTAAAGTGTTTGTGACTACTACCCCCAAGACTACAAAACTAATAAGAACAATCCTAGACGATGAAAAGACGACGATCAGTACAGGCAGTACGTATGATAATGCTGCTAATCTTGCTGACACTTTCCTTGATGCAGTCCGCAAAACCTATGAAGGTACACGTCTTGGTCGCCAAGAACTTTATGCCGAAATACTTGACGAAGCATCGGGTGCTTTATGGAACAGAACTCTCTTAGCTAAATGCGAGATTGAGAAGGACGAAGTACCCCAACTTAGTCGTATTGTCGTATCTATTGACCCTGCTATTACTTCTAATGCAGAAAGTGACATGACAGGTATTGTCGTAGCAGGAATAGACGTAAATGGGACA